AGAAATGTTTCCTTGAGCATTTTTCTTTATAAGAGCAGCCTGATAAGGATTTATGCTAGATGCAGCAGCATATGTAGCCTCTGCATCAACTTGTGCTTGAGTGAGTACACCAGAAATTTTATTTTGGTCAGCCACTATTGTCCCATTTGCTGTTGCTGTGCATCCATCGTTTCAACTAAAAAACGCAAATCTTCATTGCGTGGATTCTGTTGGTACATAGCGCGAATAATCTGTGCGGATGGGTCATCTTGACGTGTGACCATAGCAGGAAGCGGAAGAATTTCTGAACCTGCGCCATCACCAAATGGCATACCGTATGTAATCGGACGCTCAGGTGTTGTTGATGGTGCTGTAATAGGTGTTATCTCTGGCAATGCTGGCATTGCTTGAGTTTGTGAACCCATTGGAGCAGCAGATTGTTGTGCATTTATTTCACCATTTTGACCATAAGCAAAGCCTGTGTAGTCAATATTTGGAACACCAGTTGCAGAACCTGCTCCGCCAGTTGCGGAAATACCAAAGTTATTCTGAGATGCAGTTGGTCGGATACCACCACTATTTTCATTACCAGCCATTAGTAGTCCTCCTCTTCCTCATCATCAAATTGTTCGTTCGCGTCATATGAATATTGTTCAGCAAGTGCCATCATTCCGTAAGCATTCCAAGGTGTCATCGAGTCGCTTACATCAGTTGTAAGGAATCGTGTGCCTTTGTAATCTGCCCACTCACTAATAAGAATCCAATTGACACAGATTTGGTCTGCACCATCTTCATCTTCTTGTCCAAGAAGTAATATGGCTTCTTCCATTTTTGATTTGAAAGTGTCCCCTGCCATTTATTTTCCTATCTACGATTTACTGTTCTTACGCTTGCAGCACCTTTACCGCTTGCAGTAAGGCTTGAAAGCAATGTTTGTATGTCAGGTCGTTGTGCTTGTGGTTGAGGCATTTGTACTTGTCCCTGTGCCTCTGGTGGCATTTGTTCTGGAGCAATAGCGCCTCCTGCTGGAGGAGCCACAGGAGCAGGGGACGTTTGCTCAACTGTATTTGGCATCGCCCCAGCAGGAGGAACTTGCTGCTGCGGAGCGAAAGTGGCTTCAATAGCGTCTTCTAGTGCTTGACCCTTTTGACGAGCCTTGATAACCGCAGCAATCTTACGTACTACCTCTGAAGCATCCTGACCTTGTGTAGCCATTTGTGGAATTGCTTGTGTGTAGGCAGTGAGTGAACCGAGCAGTGCTGCTCGCATATCTTCAATTTCAATCTTCTCAAGTTCTTGTGTGACATTGACAGTGAAGGGAAGTTCACGCATTGCCATATCACGGGAGATGAGTTTGCCACCAAGTGCTTGTAGCATAAAGATAAGACCCTGTGCTGGGTTTAGTCCTGCAAGCATTCCATAGCGGACATCGGCTGAGTAATCAGCCTTGATGTCTTTGGTTGGCTTGTATGTAACTTCGTAAGGAGAACCAGAGTCAACACCACGAATGGTCTTCTCTTCTGGATAGATGACTTCATCTACTTCAAAACAAATTCCGATTACATCGCGTAGTGCTGCTGCAAAAATTGCTTGGGCTGATTTGACTTGTGTATCAAATGCACCCATAAGTGCCTGCACGCCTTGTCCTGTGACGATTGAGGCATTGATATTTCCAGTACGTCCTTCTGGATAACGAGCGCCAACTCGTAGTTCTTGATTGAGGAGATTCTGTTCAGTGAATGCACCTTGTGGAAGTGAAAGTTCTACACGGCGAACACCTGCAGGATTGGATGTACGGATAACCGCATCTCCACCAAGTTGTAGTTCTTGTACATCTTGAGGAAGTACGATTGGAGCCTGTACGCTCTTCTCCGCTGCCTCCATTGCAAGCAATGCAAAACGATTGCGAAGCAATTGGATACCAAGAACATCATCAAATTGTCCACGTAGTTCACCATCAATAGATGGCTTACGTGCGATGACAACCATCATCTTGCCCAATGGGTTATTAGCCTTGGACAGAACTAGATTATCTTTTGATGGTAGATAGATAAGTGATTGGTCTTTGTCATAATAGCGAATCATCTCAACCTGGTGATTGAGGTCTTGCTTATAGCCGTAGCCACCTAGCAACTCTCGCTCATACTCAGGGAACTGAGTTACCAATTCGCCTAGCGTCATCATATATCTTTTTGCAAATGCCACACAACGTCCGTAGCGGTCAAATTCAGGGTAAGCCCCTATTGGATTTTCTACGCGGATACGTGGCAGTTTTGATTCTTCGTCTAATTCAATAATGAAAGGGACGAAACCGTATGTTATATACCAGTCTGCTCCCGAGTACATTTGTACCGCAAGGTCAGAATGTTGAAAATAATTAGAAGCAATGCGAGTTCTTTTATCCGCGAAAGTACGAGCACGGTCACTAACTTGATTCGCTGCCGAGCAGTTGACGGCTGGTAGTGGTGCCATAACTTCGGATAAATCACGGGCAACAATGTCAATAAAATTCGCAACGACATTTGCATCTACTCCGTCTGGAAAGAAATCTGGATATACTTCTGCAATCTTGCCTTTACGGACAGCAAGGACATCCAAGTTGCGAGCGTCGCGCTCGTTATTGCGATAGCGAAGGGCTTGTACCCGTGCTGCTACCTGCTCCATTGATAATGCCATTAGCGTCCTATCCGTATTGCTCTGCCCATTGTTCGGCAAAGGCTTCGTCTAAATTGAGTGAGCCACGTCCAGAGCGTTGTGCCCTAGTCGCCCATCTGTTTGTTTGATACTGCCCTACCTTGCTTGACTTCTGCATCAATTCTCTGATGCGAATAACTGCAAACCATAGAGCCATTACACAGTCGGTAGGGTTCTTGGTATCAGGTTTCCAAGTAATGAGTTCTTGTGTCAAAGTCTTGAGACCTTCAGAACCTTCATTGCTTGGAAGTTCGAGAATATTGTTATCTTGGAAGCGACCATCTCTGGTACTTCCAAACAAACTTGCCATAGATGCCACACCAAAAGATGTGTCCCATTTATTCTTGCCAGTAAAGTGTGAGTTCAGTTGGCAACCATAAGATGCTAAATAGTTTCTCAAGTCATCATCGAGGGCGTAAGCCTTCTGGTGAGCGTTGATTTCAATTCGTAGTTCTTGTGGCTTGTACTTCTCAACCCAGTCTTCGATAAGATTTTGAATCTTGGCGGGAGTTGGGTCTGTCATATTGACACAATCTAAAACATAAATTTTTCCATCGGCTCTGTTGTAAGTACAGACAACGGCACCAGTTGCACCTGCCATAGCAGGGTCGAGTCCTATAACCGTATAGGTGGACTCTGTGTGCTTAGGGTGTCCAGGGATGCCAGCCTTTAGAGGTCCTCTTTTTCGCATTCCGTTGACTGAGCCAGCCACACAGGTTGGAGAGAATATTGAGTCTTCTTGGACATCTTCTTGCTGGTAGACCATAGCCCAGACAGATGGCGCAACTTCAGAGCGGCGCGTAAAGAGAGAGGGTCCATCCCATTTCGGATAAAGTCCATCTTCACCAATCTCATCTATGTCGCCTTCTTGTTTATCGGTCTTCGCCCAAAGCGTTTTCCAATTAGTAGGCTTTTCGTCGAATTCTAAAACTGCTGGTTGAGCAAAGTAAGTGAATGGAGATTTGCCTCCAGTCCATTGCCCACCATCTCTAATCATTTTGTAGAGGTCAATGGGCGCGACACGGGTTCCTACGATAACGAGTTTTCCGTGCCGCCCCAGACGTGTGATAACTTCTTTTTGAAGCCATTCGATTTGCTTCTCCCACTCGTGGGCATTTGAGTTCATCACAACATCGTCTAGGATAATTAGGTCAGCGCGAGCGCCGTAAATCTGTGAACCAAAACCTAAGGCTTGGACGGTGGGGTCTTTCTCACCTGAGTCTCGCCCTGTTCCTAGATAAATCATATCGGCAGACCATTGTGTTGCATCTGCCTTGAAACCACCATTAGGTCCGAAAGCAACCTGAAGTTTGATAAAGGCTGGGTGGCTAAGCCTTGTCTTGATAGCACCAAGGAACTTGCGTGCCATACCCTGAGTCTTTGAAACAATAATAACTCGGGAGTTAGGATTAGTAACAATCTTGTGAACCACATAGTTGGTTGTGATAACCGTAGACTTTGCGTGCTCAGGTGGAACGTTGATAAGGATACGGTTGAGGGCACCTTGCTCAAAGGTCATACTTGGGTGAATCCATCTTGGCTCTTTGCCCTCAATGAGGTCATACCAGTCAAGGTGATGGTCAAATAACTTTGTGTCTAAGAACTGCTCACAGAAGTCGGGGAAGGCTATATCCTTGAGTCCTGCTAGGTCAGCCTTGATTCCCTTACCTTGGAGTCTGGCTTCATCTGCCCTCTGTTTGAAGTCAGGGTTAGCCATTGACCATTGACGAAAGGTTACATCGTTGCGCCCTACGGTTGCCATAGCAGCGGTAATAGTTGAGCCTTGGCTCAGTTGGATAAGAACTTTCTCTTGGGCTTCGCCCTTTGGAATATTCTGAATACCAGGTTTTCTACCCATATATTTGTCCCCCAAATACGGTCATATAACGCCCTCTGGGAAACGACATAACTATGCTCAGGTAGGACATTGAGTTCATATATATTTATATATTATATATAAGAACTTGCGTAGCCCTAGCGAAGCAAGTTCGCTAGAACTTATTTTATATTACATATAAGATAACCCGTTGGAAGTGCCAAAACCGAACACTTATTATAAAGATATTTTATATAAGGGGGGCTAATATATAAAAGCCCTGGTCAGGGCGCATATATAACAGAAAATTTTAGGGTGAGACATATATATACACTCAACATAATATAAACAAACCTGGGGTCAAATCATTACACTTACTGCAATTGTCGACATATCTATATGACTACTAATCTCATTATGTGATATGGACATATTGCCCCCTTGTGGGAGGCATATATATAAATAGATAAATCGATAAATGAAAATCCTATAGGATATTGGATATAGGATATATAATCCTTACCGTACTATCCCCCTACGCTTTCCCTACATAATCCTATAGGATATATCCCCCCCGTAATTGTCGACAAATAGACATAAGCCTACAGGCGCACAGGTTCCGACAATGTGATGTAAATCACACCGATAGGGCTTGACAAGGGCTAAGTGAGCCTGTAATGTTCTTTATGTAAGGTAAACCACAACTAGACAGGGAGATGAACCAGATGTACACATTCACTTATAGAGGCTACGAAATTACACAGAACGGCAATATCTACGGTATCAAGTCAAGCAATGGCGAAATGTGGGAGACTAAAGAACTAATAGAAATAATCAAGTCAATCGACGGGCAATGGTCTAAAGTCTTCAACTAAGCAACATAGCCCCCGCCTAGCGGGTACGGGTTCACAATCCGACGGGGGCACAAGGGCAACACCGCCCGATTTAGACAGGAGGCAGGGCAATGAGTCACCAAATCAAGGAAGCAATGAAAGCAGAGTTTACTAATGCAATCAAGGAACAAGGGGAAACCTTAGAAGATATACGCGATAATAGCGGGGAATGGGTAGAGGGTTACCTCCCTGTTTATTACAACAAGATTGTGCAGGAATGGCAGGAAATGCCTAGCGAGTACAACGACAGAGGGCGGGCAGAACTAGGGGTGGGAAGCGAAGCAACTATTTATGACCTTATGGGGCTAGACCTTTATCTTTATTACACCGACATATTCAACGAAGCGGTAAACGAATTAGAAGAGGAGGCGGGCGAAGAATGAGCAAATTAGAATGGGGCACACGTTACGGCAAGATGCAGATAACTATCAAGGGCACACCCCGCGCTCATTGGTACTACTGGGTAAGGCAAGAGGGAACGTACAATTTCACGGCGGGCTTCTATGGATACGGGCAAGAGATACCGTACCGCGAGACATTCCGCACAATTCGAGAGGCTCGCGCCTACTGTGAGAAGAAAGACGCGGAGGCAATCATAATCACCGCGATGTGAGGTAACTCACAAGCCCTAACCCTTGACGGGGGCGCGTGTTCACGACACGATAGGGCACTAGATAGGCGAATGCCTACCTTGCAAGACCTAGAACAGGAGAACAGAAAGATGAAAGCATTTATATGTAAGGGATGTAAGAAAGAAGAAGACGTGTTAGCGATGTTCCCTAATAATCTCTGCCTAGTCTGCTATGCAATGACACCAGAGGCACGCCGTCCAATCACGGCGCGGGAATTGTCCCAGATGTGGGGAGGTAAGTAAATGAACTACAAAGAGGCAACCTACAAAGAGAAAGAAGCATTCAAGAAGACGCTCACAACATCACAGCGCACAAAGTTGCGCCGTATGGAGAACGAACACAAGGAGCAGATTCAACCTATCAATTACGCAAGTCACGCAAGAATGGAAGAGATACGCCGTGAGGCGTGGGTCACTCTCAAAGTTTCTGAGAGAGTCAAAGAACTAGAAGAAGCAACCAATCCCAAAATAGATTCACTCAATGAGCAGATTCAAGAACTAGCAAAGCAACTTGAACAGGTACGAGAAGAACTCTACGAGGCAAGAAGCAAAATACAAACAGAGCCTTATCAGGTTGCATACGATGACCCTCAGGTGTTGGCTATGAATTCAATTTGGCACAAGACCAAAGAAGCACAAGAAGCACAGTTGCAACGGTTGATTGATGGTTTCCTAGAGAAGGCTCTAGTGTAATCAAAGTCATAGCCCCGCACCCTTGACAGAGGGCACAGAGTTCGAGACTCTAGCGGGGCACGGGTAGAAAATCTACCAGCACGACAACGAACAGGAGAAAGCAAGATGAAAACAAAAGAAAAGATAAGAGAAGAGTATGAACACCGCTCACAACTTATCACGATTCAATTACGCCGTGATGAGATTGAAGGATTGGTCAGGGCTTGCAAAGAAAGCGGGAAAGTAGGTCTAGGGATAGACCTTGAAAGAATGTTGGAGGGTATAAACAAATGAAAGCAATGAATCAAAGAGACGCTATCCACTACATTGCAACACGTCAGGAGTTCACCGCCTCAGCACTAGAGGGACGCGTCTATAGCGTAGGCAATGGGCGACTAGATGAGAAAGAAACCGCACGATATAACCAAGACCTAAACACCGTTTCTTTCTGGGTCTATTCATATTCAACGCCTATCGCGTGGTACTCATATGTTACTGGGTGGTATGTAGTAGAGCAGAAGTTTAGTGTGACCACAAGCAAGCACCAAAACTTTACACGCCGAGCAATCGCCGAGAGTTTAGAGGGGGCTATCTAATGAGCAAATGGCAATGCAATAATTGCGGAGTTACTGCAAACCTAGACATAACAATTAGTTTAGGAATTCAAGATTGCAAATGTGGCGGGTATCTAGTGGAGGTAAAGCAATGAACGCAACACTAACAGAGCAAAAGATAAATCGTTCTCTATTTGTAGAGGGCAGATTATGGACAGATAAAACTTTCGGTAATACTTATTTCTCTGCCCGTGTATGGGTGGACGGGCATATAATCTTTACCATTCCCTTTGAGTATGGATACGGTGACCAGTACCTATACAGAACCGCGCAAGAACTAGAGGCACGAGGTTACCTACCGCCCGAGTACGCCAAGAACAAAGCACTATGGAGCGCACGCGATGAATTCGGGATTGATTACTACTATACCGCGACGCATTGCAATAAGAGGGAGATGTTCAAATGAACGATGAAATTGCACAAGCGTGGGCAGAACTACGCGCAGGAATGCGTGAGTTGATGGAGAAATATCCACCTAAATTTGTGGCGCATTGTAATACCTGTAAATGCGGGGGCGAACAATGAGCAAGCAAGTAATAGAAGATTGCCTCTATATTGTGGAGGGCGTAGACCCTACGGGTCGTAAGTTCTACGGTGCTTACTCATACGATGAGGCACAGTTCCTAATCAAGACAGACCCACAAAATAAAATAATTCAAATGAAAACTAGACAGGAGATAATGCTATGAATTACCTATTAGATTTAGCATTCGGCTTTCAGTATGAAGGTTGGAAGGCGTGGGCGCAGATGATTATCCAGATGTCTATCGTCTTGACAGTAGGTTATGCAATGATTAGGCTAGTGGAGTTTCACAAGCAAGGGGTAGAACGTCTACGCCGTTACGACTTACGACAGGAGAACAAGAAGTGAGCACAGAGACAGAGGGATTATCTTTACTTGAAGAGTTAGAACTATTGGCACGAAAGATTGTTGCGTGTGGATTAGAAGAGGAGAACAAAGAATGAGTGAGCCAAGATTAGAAGATGACTACGCAGCGGGGCTAATAGATAACGATGACAACACCGCCGAATGCGTCGAGTGTGATAAAGAATTCGAGTTGCGCTGGCGCGGTGACAAGTGGTGCCAAGAGTGCAGGGATAAAGACCTATGAGCAAACAATACCAAGTAAGTTATAAGGTCGAGGGCATTCAGGTAGTGAACGTATGGTTACCAGAGGGCACAGATGTGCCCCTCACTTGGAATCAGATGTCCCTTGCCGAGCAAGACGAATGGCTCTATGAGAATCAAGAATCAAGTGCCAAACAATATGAAGATATTCATTACTCAACTGCCGATAGCGTGTTAGAAGTCAAACATCTTAGGCTAATACAGAGTGAAGTTTCTTAGGCACTCAGCCCTTATCTATCTCGTATTGTTTCTTGGTGGTGGCGGTAGCCTCATCATTCCCTACTTATTGCTTATAACATTCTGTTACTTTACTGGATTGATTGGATAACTATGGACATCAAGAGCGCACCACGTTGGCACGATGAGGCACTATGCACAGGACACCCAGACCCAGACCTATGGTTCTATGACAATACAAGGCACGACGACGAGCAGAAGTTAGCCGTGCTACGTACAGTACAGGCAATAGAACTATGCAACTTATGCCCCGTAAGAATGCAATGCCTAGAGCAGGGATTAGAAGATGAGAATCTAGACCTAATAGGTGAGACTATTGGAAGCGGTAGCGTATGGGGTGGGCTTATGACAAGTGAGCGCATACTACTATGCAAGAAGCGTAGTTCTACATCAAATAGAGTGCGACGTGAAGACAGGCACCGCCGACAGGTACGCTCAAAGATTGCTAGAATAGATAGATGAAGAAGCGAGTCATAGTTCTAGCCGTGTTACTAACTATCATCACCGCGATACCTATCAGCGAAGAGGTCAACGTTGAGGTAACAGTCAAACATCAAGACAAGATGCCAACACGAGCAACTATGGAACAGAAGAAGGCTAACAAAATAATGGCAAGGGCGTATGCCCGTGCTGGCTGGGGTTGGGATAAGCGTGAGCAGAAATGTATCTGGCTAATCTTTATGAAGGAGAGCAAGTTCGACCAC